ACTCCCACTACCGCTATTATAGTCTCAATTCCCATCATCCCCCTCTTATTCCCAATCCAAATGTTAATGGATTGTAGTTTTGTGTTTCCTCCTGCACCGGACTAATTTGAGGGCTATACAGTTCCCTCGCCCTCGATTCCAGGCCAGGTGCAAAGGTGTGAATAAAGCCATCTCCTAAGTCGGGCGAGAATCCCAGCCTCTTTTTCATCTCCTTCTTGCTCTCTATTAATATACGCCCCGTTATCTCCTTATAGGTATAATGAACATCCTGGATGTCTGCGACGAGTGCATCTCTTGTGGGTTTATCTATTCCCATAGAGATTGAGCAATTTTGATCCATAAAGAACTCACGGGTCATCCACCAAAGTTCGTCACGGAGGCGATAGAATCTCTCCTCATGCATCGGGGAATTCTCCGAGACATTCACAGGTACACACGGGACACGGGCCGCCTTCACGAGGTCGTAGACCCCAGGCATCCCTATCACGTCAATCGCAATAGCGTCATACATCCTCAGCCTGTACCGATCTACAAACTTTCCCGCTAATTGCACATTATCAAGTCCCTTCCAGGACTCTGCATGAATAAGTTGAGGCCCCTGGCGGATGACGAGGGTAGATCGGTCATCTCCGAATCTTGCGCAGTCCCCGCCCGCCAGCTTTGGCAGCCTGGTGTAGACAGAATTGCGATGGAGGGCCTGATTGATGAACTCGAATGGAATTAAAACGTCCTCGGTGGAGGCGAGAAACGATGAGTAGAATTCCTGCTGTATCATGGACTCGGACATGCCGGATTTGCGTTCAGCTTGTATGTCCTCCTGGTTTATGGCACGGGTGTCGTCTACCGTTAGTAATTGGCAGAACCAGGCGGGATTGGTAAGCGCCATCTGATAAAGATTGAACCCATGGTTACGGCCACGGGGAGTATATATAAATACTGCCCACCCGCCATTCTGGGCCAGTATCGGGCGGAAGTAATCCCACGCCTGTGGGTAGCGGGGCGACACTGCCCATTCGTCGAGAATGAGACCTACGGGGTTCGGGCCTACGAGGGAGTCGTAATTGTCCGCCCCTATAATCTGCCACACGGACCCATCTATTAATTCTATTTTCATTTCCGCTTTGTTGATGGAGCGCCTTACCTCCGGCGGTACATGGCGGTCTATATATTTATTGCCATCGTTATCCATTCCGTCCCACAGCACCTTGCGCCCCTGGCCGTACTCTGGGAAGCAATGGTAGTAGGCCCCCACCCGCTCAAATGCCTTTTTGATTGTGAGGTTGAGAAGCGTCATAGACTTTCCGCTCTTGCGATGCCATACACAATCGGCCCGCTTTATGCCGGAGTCCATAGCATCGAAAAGTGGTATCTGATACGATCTTGGAGTGAAATTGAAAGGAACTTGAATTTTTAACCTCCTTGTTGATATTCTGGGTTATTCTCACTCATAGCATTGGGTTGCACGAACGTTACCTGCGCTACCTTGCCTTCTCCCCCTCCGGACGCCCCTGCAAAATTCACAATCTCAATCTTTATTCCTCCCCCCACTGATCCCTTTCCTACTTCTATTTTTTCTTTATCGAATAGTACACCGAATGCCACTGTCTTGTCCTTTAGGTTTGCTTTCTGTAGATTGAAGGGGGTGATGGAATTTAGTATGCGTCTCTGGTGGATGGCGAGGACATCGGCTCTGTGCTCTTTGAATCCTCCGACCTTTTCTACTTCCTCCGCCACTTTGCGGAATCTACATTGGATGTTGCGCTTGGAACACCTTAATACTTTTGCGGCCTGCCCAGCCGACAGTCCGGTTTTTATCAATCCTATAATATCAGCAATGTCTATCCCTTTGGGCTTGTTCGGCAGCGGGGCGGGCAATTTTGACTTTAACTTCGCAATTTTTGATTTCGAAAGTTTCGCCATCTCTGTGTCTTCATGAATACAACATCCCCCATCTCATTCGCATTACGTCTTATATCTATTGGTTTTTAATTATACCACACATTTTTTGTTCTGTCAAGTTCTCATTTATTTATACCTATAAATTAAATTGCCTGAATAACCATAAATAAAGTGATATGCCATTTGGTGATTTAATAACATGAAAAGCATACCTCTCGCTCGATGCCATATATCTCCGTCCCCCCTCCCCTATCTCCCAATTCTTATCTCTCAGATGGGTATGGGGGTATGCCTAAACTTGGGAATGACGACATCAGACGCCTCCCCAAACGTCCTGCTCCAGTCCTCTGCCTTCCCAAATGGCCACTATCCTGGCCTCCTGCTCTGGCCTCCTGCTTTATAAGTCGACGTGCCTGCCCCTTTTGTGGACGCAGACACAGCTAAGAAACGAGTCTCAGCGGGACCCAGCGGGATAAACCCACAGCCCACAACCGTAGACCAAGACGGAGAGAACGCCAGGGACGGGACTCAGCGGGCAGTGGGTTAGAAAACAAAGAAAGGAGGGAGAGAGTGTACAAGCGTGAACACCTGTACAAGCTTGAACAGACCGCTGGATACCGTCCTTAGCGGGCCAGCGGGCAATTGGTCAACTCTTGACCATTCGGGAATGCCCAGCGGAGGGTGGGGATCGGAAAGAAAACCCCCCCCCTAGCGGAGAGACTGCGCCGGAAGCGATCCAGCGGATAGTGGGGTCGAGACGGAAACCCCTGCAGAGTTGGCACGAAGCTTGCAGTACTAAAAGATAGGGATGGACGAGACGCTGGCAGGATCAGCGGCCGTCCCAAAAGCCAAAAACGAAAGGAGAAACAAAAATGGGAAAACGCAGGTATCTGGTTGAGGTGAGAGTGCCAGTTTGGAGACTGGAGCAGTGGAGAGACGAGATGCTGGCAGATCCAGATCTGGATCAGGAAGAGGTGAGATCGATGAGTCCAGCGGAGATCGTGGAGGCTATGTTCATGGAGGATGGAGCGAGCTTTTGTGACGGAAGATAAAAAATCCAAGAGAAAGGAGATACGACAATGGCTATCACGTTAGAGCAAGCAAAAGCACTGGAATACGGAGAGGTACTGCACAGCAATGAGAACAAAAATGCGGATGGAACGTGCCAGAGATGGAGAGTGAGTGGAAAAGTTAGAAGATGGAAGAGAGATCCAGACCGAATCAAAGTTCCACTGAAGCAAGGGATAAGAGGTTACAACTACCTGACGAACAGAGCGCTGGATCACGTCCATCTTGAAAGCGAATGCCCGAGACACCAGCTGCAACTAAAATTAAAGCTTGCGCAACAAGAGTGCTGGAGAAAGATCAACAAGTGATCCGGAGTGAATAGACACGGAGAAAGGAGACACGTCATGATCAAACAAATGGGAAGCTTTAAGATGATAAACAAAACGCAAGCAAAGAAGCTTTATCAACTCACCCAGGTGTGGATGGTTGGCTCTAATGTCAACTCTTATCACTTTTTAGATGGATGGGGTTTGGCTTATGGGATTGACAAAACGACAGATTTTGACGAACAGCTAAATTCCTTCCTCTTTTACCTTGAACCCGAATTAGGAAGATATGCGAGATTTTTCATCAAATAAGAAAGGAGGACGGTATGATCAGGGAATGCGTCAGCAATTTCCATAAAGGGTGGAGGGTATTTGGCATCAAAAGGCCGCTGCTCAATATGAACAGAACCAGCGGATATTGCAAGAGATGTTTCAAATTGGAAATGAAAGCGCTGGAGAGGAGGGAGGTGAAAAGGAATGGAAAAGATTATATTGAAGTTTGAGGCAAGGGTGGCAGAATGCTTCTTATCTTATTCAAAAGAGAGATTGAGGGAATTCATAGCCAAAGTTGTTGCGGAACGTGCCATGCTGGTACTGTCATTGGATGCTAAGGATAGAAAGAATGAAGAGAGAGAGGCAATGCTGGGAGTGCTGGAGAGACTCCAGGGCAAAGCAATAGAGGAGCTAAAAAGGAGGTAAAAAAAGATGTGTGAAACAAACTGGAATGAAGAGATCATGGAGTTCTGCAATCACAAAGCAGAGACAGAGAAACTGGCAAAGGGGTACGAGTGTGAGGTGTGCGGACGAGAGACCCCCACGACAATTGAGATCGATCACTCTCCTGCCATGTGCGATGAGTGCTACGAGAAATGGACAAAAGTAGAGGAAGAGACACGAAAGGTGCAAGGGCAGAGAATATCAGCGAGATGTGGACTGCGAGGTAGTCAGTGGATAAGGAAACAATAAAGTTCAGAACTTGACAAACAGGCAAAGGTGTGTTATAATGAAGGTATGTCCGACAGACAAAGGAAATGATAAATGAAAGGAGGTGAAGCAGCGCACAGTGAGTGGTGGAATTGAGAGCAAAGCATTGGGGAGGTCGCTTGAGGAATTCGGCGTAAACAAATCTAACGTGGCTATAAGCCAGAAAGGGGAAACGAAAATGGTAGAGAAAGCAAAAGGAGCAGAGACAGCAGGGAAGATGAAGCCGTGTCCGGAGTGCGAAACCTTAAACCCCGTGAGCAGAATGACATGCGAAGTGTGCGGGAGCAAATTTTACAGCAAGGAGAACGTCGGGAAGGCGATGCAGCAGAAGCTGTGGGAGAGCAACAAGAGGCTCAAGAATGCCATTGCTGCAGAGGACAAAAAGCTGGCAGCGAAACTGGCCAGCCAGATCAAGAAAGACGTGGCGCAGTCCGGTGGAAAATTCTCGACGGACAAGGATGGGTATGCGGTACAGGTGAAAACAACGGTGAAGAAAGAGAAGAAGGAGAAGAAAGCCAAACCCACGCATCTATGCCCGTGCTGCAATCAGAAGACCAATCCTGGGAGCTTCTTCCTGCCTGGCCATGACGGAAGATCCCACGGCATCCTGCTCAAAGTCAAGTTGGGAAAGGAAAAGTTGGAGAAGCAGGCGAAGGGGATCCAGAAGCTCTATGAAGTGTGGAACAAGAGCGGTGGCAAATTGAGCATGAAGGAAGCGGCAGAGAAAGCCGGATTCTAAAAGGTGCAAGTCATAAACATCAGTCGTGCCCGACACAACAACGGGCAGAAAAGAGGTAAATATCATGGTAAAAGTGGCCGAGACATTAGTAATAGGAAACGTCAAGATGGAAGTGAACGGAGATGAGTTAATTGCGAAAGTGGACCTAAGCAAGACGCTGGGACAGTCGAAATCGGGGAAGTCCACCGTTATAGCCACGACATCGGGCAACATAGCCGTTCCTGGACGTCCAGACATCAAAATTGGAGTCACGGTGTACAGGAAGGTCTAATTTTTTTCCTCCTCTCACCCTCAACGGTCCTGGGCATGACCGAAAACTGCCCAATTATATGGAGGACCGCAATGATCGAGATGACCGAATTAGAAGCCCTGGCACTCTGCATCCTATTCGCACTCAGCATGGCCATCACATTCTTTGATCCGCTTGGATGGCAGAAAAGAAAGTGGTGGGAGTAAAACAACGGAGGGACCGAAAATGAAAGCAACAAAATCTACAGAGACCAAGCCAGAATCCCTGCCAGACCTTGATAATGATAATCCATTCTATTCAGACAAAGCAACAGAGCACTGGAAAAATAGGACCCAGCAATTAACGAAGGATGACGAGTCGAAGCGTCTAAACGACGACAGAGAGGAGGAATAACCATGACGGAGAAAAAAGCAATAGAAATAACGCAGGAAGAATCCATCGAGTTGGAGAAAGCCTTAACGCCACTAATATTGAAATACGGCAAATCGGAAGTCCTGGCAGAAGTTTCCTATATCGTGAATTTCATCATTAAATAGGAGGAGGAATAACCATGAAAAATAAATACAGGCGGTGCGGAGTGAAATGCACGCCAACAGGATATCCGATATGCTGTATAGATGAGGAGCTGTGTGACGTGGAGAAATGCGAATACTACGTGAATGACTTCAATGTCGGAAATTGCAGCCTGAGATATGGCAAAGAATCAACGCTTGAGCAGATAGGAATGGTATTCGGGATGACGAGGGAAGGAGCAAGATTGATGGTAAATAAAGCGGTGGATAAATTCAAAAACATATGGAAGGGGAGATATGGCTATCGGCATCGGGGCTGAAGTTCTGGAAGAAATCGGGCATTGACAGATCTTTCAGGATGTGCTATAATGGAGGTATGATCTGTAGAGATTGCGGCAAATCATTCAAAGTGGACAAATTTCACCCGAAGATCCTCATATGTAGAAAATGCGCCATAATACGGGAGAAGAGTAGAAATTCTATCTACGTAAAAGAGTATAATGCGAAATTGAAGGCGGAGGCTATGAAACGATCTGGGGGACCTGTGTGCACATGCTGCGGGGAAAAGCATATTGAATTTCTGGCTATTGATCACATAGAAGGGGGAGGGCAAGCCTGGAGAAGGCAGAATAAAATTAAGTCTGGGGGGGAATTTTACAGATGGTTGAGGAGAAATAATTATCCGAATATGGAGAAATATAGGGTGTTGTGTCACAACTGCAACTTCGCAATTGGTATATACGGAAGATGCCCCCATAAGGTAAAAGGTGACAGCAATTAAAATGAATAATAAAAATACAAATCGGAGATCGAGACCGCTGGAGTTCACCGATACAAATTGCTCCGAGATAGCAAGAAAATGCAAGGTATCAGTAAGTCATGTAAGCCGCATATTAAGAGGGGAAAGAAGACCGTCAACGCCGGTGCTTGTGGCGTTGGGAAGAGCCTTACACACACCAATAGGTAAACTGGTAAAAATCCTAAAACTCGAATAAAAAAGGAAAGAGATGGCCGTGATTAAAGTCAACTCAGACAACCGATATGTTATTGACGGACTCGAATATATAAGAGTGTCGGAGGTGGCGTCGAATATAAGAAATCCAGGGCTGGACGCCTGGAGGGCAATGGTGGGGGAAGAGGAAGCGAGTAGAGTATCAAAGGAGACGAGCGCATTCGGGACCGCAGTGCATAAGGTAACGTGCCTGAACGACACAAGGAAGATGAAAGAAGTAGAAGTAATGTTGAGCGATGATCCGGAATTGATACCGTTCTGGGTAGCGTGGTTTGACTGGACAGACAACTATATAGAGCGGTGGATAGGAAGGGAGATAGTGGTATGGAGCAGGAAGTTGAGGGTAGCGGGAAGGATAGACGGAGTGGGAGTGATAAAAGGGGATAGAAAGCCAAGCATTATTGACATAAAGACAGGAAGCCTGTATGACAACTTAGGGGTAGCACTGGCGGGGTACAAAAAGATATACAATGAGAAGGCAAAAGAGAAAGTAGACCGAACTGTAGTGGTACACATGCCGAGGAAGAATCCTGGTTACCTAAGAGTGAAGGACTATGAGAGCGGTGATTACATAGAGGAGTTCCTGAGAGAAGCAAAATCATTAGTAAAATTAATACTAAAATAAGGAGGGAATGAGATGGAAGACGTAAAAGAGACAGAGAAATTGTTGAGTTCGAAGGCGAAAGGAGAGAAGTGGGTGGTGATGGCACTGCCGGTTATAGTCGGCGTGATGAAGGAAATAGACGGGATAGACGGGAAGAGAAAGGCAGAAGGAGAGGCACTGAGGGCAGCGCTGGATGAAATAAATGAGAGGTACAGAGGGCCATTGGAGGTGCTGGGGGCGATAAGCGAGAAGATAAGGGAAAGGATAAAAGAGGAACACCAAGGAACGGAGAGCGTGAAAGAAGATGGAGTGGGGGAACTTATCTTCCCCATGAAGACAACGTGGGAAGTGACGGACATCAAGGCCGTACCATCGGAGTTCAAAGAAGTAAGCACAAAGTTAGTGAATATAGCGATAAAACAGGGAATGGCAAAGATAAAAGGAATCGTAATAGGAAAGAAGAGAGGGCTTGAAGTTCGTAAGGAGAAGTGATGGAAGAGTTCATCGGAATCACAATTAGAAGATGGAGAGAGTGTATGTGGTGTAAGCGCAACATCTACAGCAGGGAAAGGTGCTACAGGTTGAAGAGTAATAAAAATTACACCATATGCAAAGGATGTCACGAGAAACTCACACAACCAAAAGTGATGCAAGAGGACAATGGAGGTATCGACTGATGGAATTAATAGGGAAGCGGAATGAATCCGAGAATGAGCCGCAGGTTAGTATCTCCAATGTTGTATTGCCGTTTGATGATCTGGAAGACACGAAATTCCCCGTGCTGCGCTACCTGATGAAGCCTGCAATACGGGAGCGGTCTATTACTCAAATCTTTGCGATCAGGGAATCATTCAAGACTTTGTTCGCTCAATCAATAGCTATTTCGATCGCAACAGGGAAATCAAATATCGAGAGATGGGAGGTCCTCAATCCACGCTCGGTACTTTATGTTGACGGAGAACTCGCAGTATACGACATCGTGGAGCGAATAAGAACATTCAATAAAAAACTCCTGCCCAATTTGTCCATCTACCCCAATGACGCTATACTTGACGGTCCAATCGCCAGCTTGACCAATTCGAGATGGCGAAAGGAATTTAAGGATTTCGCCGTGGATCGCAAGTTCAAACTTGTCATATTCGACAATATGAGTTCTCTTGCCCCTGGCATCGATGAAAATTCAAAAAAGGATTGGTCCCCAATAAACCAATTTTTTCTTGAGCTAAAGCGGGCTGGGATAGCGGTTATCTTTATTCATCACGCCGGAAAGACAGTAGGACGGTTCAGCAGGGGACATTCAAGTCTGGAGGACAGTATTGATTGCTCTATTTTAATAGAGAAAACAAGAGGAGTCCCAGATGGCACGCCAGACATATCCGTGACCTTTACAAAGTTCAGGGCCTTAATCGGGCCTAAGCACCGCATGCCGAAAAGATTTGTACTTAAGGGCAAAACCTGGTGCAGTGCCCCAATAAAAGGTGATGATAGATTAAGAATAATAGTGGGATACGCCATAGAGGGAATGTCATCGGAGCATATCGGTAAGATAATGAAACCATCCGTCACCAGGCAGGATATCGATGGATTCCTGAACAGAGCACGGGCCAGAGGACTCATCGATATTAGCGGGCTGACGGAGGCGGGTTCGGAGTGGCTCGGATTCCGCCAATCGGAATAGGTCTGCAATCTTGCAATCTCCCCTTTAAAAAAGGGGGAGATTGCATTGCAAGAGATCACGGCGAGACTGAAAATTGCAGGGACATTGCAGGGATATTGCAGAGAATTGCAGGGGGGAGGTGAAACGGACAGTATAAGAAGATAGGTGATGGGCGGCGGCTGGCGTCTATCACTTCCGCAACGGGACCGCCAGTCTCGGTCCCTGGCGGTCCCAACCAGCCATAACAATCAAACCGAAAGGAGGAAATAAGATATGGCAACGGACAAAGGAAGGAAGACGAAAGGAGTAAGCCTGAACCCCGACGATGCTATTGAAGGGGGAGGGCTGCTCGACAACGTGGATGTGACGTGGGAGGAATGTAGATTCGAGATGTTCGACTACAACGGGACTGCACCGGAGACCCCAGCATTGAGGATAACGATGGAGGTGGAGGGGCAGGACGAGAAAGTGAACCAGTATTGGAGCGCCGGAAGTCCACAGGAATGGGAACCGAACGAGGACGGAACGATGCTAAACGCCATTGGAAGCGCCAAGGGTGTGAGCAAGAGCAGCAAATTTATCTCCTTGATGAAGAGTGTAGCGGATGCTGGATTCCCGAAAGAAAAGATTGCGGATAATATTTCGGTGCTGGATGGATTGCAATGCCATATGGTGAGAGTGAAAGCACCGGCAAGGCCAGGACTGGTAAAAGCACCGAGAGCGGATGGGAGAGTGTTCGAGGAAACAATATTGGTGGTGGACAGTATAAGCAAAATGCCAGCCGGAATCAAAGGAGGGAAGGCAGCAGCAGGGAAGGGAAAGGGGAAGGAAGCAGCCGAGGAGCCAGAGAATGACATCGAGGGCAAGACCACCGAGTCTATTCTCTCCATCCTCGAATCCAACCCCAAGCTGGACAAAAAGAAGTTGGCGGGATTGATATTTGCGGAGAACAAGTTGGATCCGGACAGGAACGCCATGATGAAGCTGGCGTACAGCGATGAATTCCTTACCAATGGACCGTGGACATTCAAAGGCGGCATGATCTCAAAATAAATAAACAGGAGGCGGGGGATAGATTCGAAAAAAAGGAGCATCTCCCGCCTCAAATTTCAAAGGAAGATAAGTCGGACGCACAGGAGAGGCATAGCGGAAGGAGGTGTGAGATATGGCTGGAGATATATCCGGAGGGGAAAAAAAGGCAGAGAAGGAGAGGAGAAGTATAATAGGGGGGATAGCAATATTGGAGGAGACGGAAAGAAAACTGGAGAAAGAGATAAGCATAGGATTGCTATTGGTACATAATTTAAGTATGGTACATAAAGGAATAAGGGAAGTGATAAGAATGGCAAAAGAGGAAAGGGAAGGAATGAAAGATGGAAAGGGGGAGGTGTGAAGTGTGGCGTGTTTATTATTGTTCAAATACCAAAGATGAAGATGAGATTAACTGGTCATCTCATCCGATGAAAAAGGATATTGCGTTGGTTTTGTTACAAATCTTTACCGATGCCCTATACATCAAAAAAGTGTCTGGATGGTTTGGAGTGGGAAAAATTATATATAAAACAAAGATATTGGGAAAGGAGAAGGTGTAAAATGGCAACGACATCTGTGCCAAAAGGATTTAGCGAGCCGGTAAAAAAGAAACCAAAACGCCTAATCATAGCAGTAGAAGCGGTGGACAAGGAAGGAAAGACCACGTTTGGGTTGAGCGCTCCTGGACCTGTTGCTTTGATGGACATGGATATTGGAACGGAAGGGGTGGTGGATAATTATATAGGAAAGAAAAAGTTGTATATAGCGGGGTTCGACTACAGAGACTCTACCGATCCAGCAGAATGGCTAAAGATGTGGGTAAAGTACAAAGAAACATTCCTGACGGCGCTGACAGATAAATGGATAAGAACAGTGGTAGTGGATACGGCAACGGAGGCGTGGGAATTGGCAAGGCTGGCAAGGTTTGGAAAGCTAACCCAGGTACTGCCGCACCACTATGGACCCGTGAATGCGGAGTTCAGGGACCTGATAAGAAAGGCGTATGACACGGACAAAAATCTAATTCTTATTCATAAGATGAAAGAGCAGTATATAAACGACAAGGGAACGGGAAAGATGATAAGGAGCGGATTCAACGATACAGCATATCTGGTGCAGGTGAATATAAGGACATGGTACAGAGCGAAGGAGAGGCTATTCGGATTAACCGTGGTGAACTGCCGGCAAAATATGAGTATAGCAGGAATGGAATTGACAGAGCCAATAAACGACTTTGCACATCTGGCGGCGGAGGTGTACCCGCAGACGGATGCGGAAGATTGGGAAAAATAAATGGCTCCAGTAATCCTGGCATTCTTGGTTTTGGTGGTATTTTATGGGACATTTGTTTCCCAATTTTCGGACTACCAAACTTGGCTAATTTGTCTTCTGGCGTGGCTGGGCATTGTAATTTTGATAATATTATGGGGGATCTATCGTATATACCTCATTATGAAGGGAAGGGAATAAAATGGAAGAGAAGGTGGATAAAGAGAGGTTCGAGTGGTTGCTCGGCGGAATCGATTGGGACAAACTATCGGACAGGCAGATGAGGTTGATAGAAAGCTTCGAGTCATACATTAAAAAACACGGCAAGTTGACGTATGGACAGTCGGAGGTGATGGAGAGCATCTACAGAGAAAGGCCGATGGAGCATGGGTCATTTCAAACGTCGGAGGAGAGAAGGGAGAACAGAAGATTAGATGATATGCGTCGATAACCGTGCGGGAAGCAAGGAGTTAGCAGACCTGATACCGGACTCTATCCTGGTGGAACTCCCATTTGGCGACGTATCCTTCGAAGGGAATGGGCCGGACGGGAAAGTAGAAATAGGAATCGAGCGCAAACGCATTGGGGATTTGGTGAATTCAATAGCGACGGGAAGACTGAGCGGGCACCAGATACCTGGAATGCTGCAGGCGTACTACAGGTCATATCTGGTGGTGGAGGGGACGTGGAGAGAATCGGTGATGAATAGAGGAGGAAGGAGATTCACAGTGGCCGGTATAATAGCCTATCTATCGACGATGGAAGTGATAGCAGGAATAATAATAAAGAAGACAAAAGATATAAGTGAGACGGCGGATCTTATACAGATACTACACAATTGGTGGGGGAAGAAGTGGAAGGATCACAAATCACACTTAGCGATATACAAGCCGCCTCCGATAGCGGCGTGGCTAAGTCTTGGGCAGCCAAGTTTGATACGCCGTATAGCAAGCGAATTGCCGCATATTGGACTGAGACGCAGTATAGAAGTAGAAAAGCGATTCAGGAGCGTAAAGGAGATGATGGAAGCAAAAGAAGAAGAGTGGACAGAAATAGAAGGGGTGGGCGGAGTCACAGCGAGGGAGATAATAAAGGCGATAAAAGAGAGGAGGTAATGAGGTGAAAAGAGGCAAATTCAACATCGTGTTCGGGGGGCAAGCGGGGTCGGAGGCGAAGGGCAAATTATCTGCGTTTCTTGTAGATAAATTCGGCATCAAAATACTGGCGGGTAATCTTAGTCCCAATGCAGGCCACACGGTAATAAAAGATGGGCGCAAGCTAATAACGCACCACGTGCCGGCGGGGGTGGCGGGAAGCAGGGATATCGCTAACGCTACGGTGATGTTGGGACCCGCATCCGTGATAAGGCCAGAATTGTTACTAAGAGAAATAGAAGAGTTGATTGGATGGGGGTTCGACGGGAGTAACCTGCACATAGACCGAGGAGCAACCATCATAACCCAGGAGCATGTGAGGGCGGAAGAGAATGGAATGACGAGCATTGGGAGCACAGCGCAGGGAGTAGGGGAAGCAAGAGTGGACAGATTGATGAGAAGAGCAATATTAGCTGGCTCCGTCCCTGGATTAAGACCGTTCGTGTATCTTGATACCACAGAATTTATACGCTCATTCCTATCAGGTGGCGGAACGGTGCTATACGAGATGGGGCAGGGATTTGACCTGTGTCTGTTCCACGGCGTTGACTCAGTCTATTGCACTTCCAGGAACTGCACTCCTGCACAGGCCCTGGCCGATATGGGAGTGCCGCCTAAATACCTGGGAGACGTGTATGCCGTGATAAGGCCGTATCCGATAAGGGTGAATAACAGAACAGGATCGAGCGGGCCGTATCCGAGCAAGGAGATAACGTGGGACGAAGTGGGGAAGAGATGCGGTGCGCCGCACGATCTCACCGAACTCACCACCACAACGAAGCTGCCAAGGCGGGTATTCGAATTCTCAATGAGTCAAATCAAACGCATGGTAGAAATTTGCAACCCAAGCGGATTTTGTATACAATTCCTTAATTACTTGAATTGGAATGACCTTGGCGTTACTTCCGTTGATAAACTAAGTACAAAATCTATAGAATTTATCAAACGACTGGAAGAGGAGACAGGAGTACCAGTATTATACGGGGGGACAGGTCCTAATCATGAACATATGGTGGATTTCGGAGGGGATGATTGAGCAAACTGCGACGAAACCGCACAAATTATATGAAGATGTATCACTCGCTCAACCGTGCTCGTGATAACAGGCGCATAAAAGAGCGGCGAAAACGAATTGCGGAAGATATAAAGAAGTATATCAAATTTGTAAAAGGATCCACTCCATGCGATCGCTGTGGAAATTATTTCCCGTACTATGTAATGAATTTTCATCATATAAAGGGGAGTAAACGTGGAGATGTATCACGAATGTCGGATGCAAGAGGATGGAGAGTAATATTGGAAGAGATAGAAAAATGTGAAATATTATGCGGGAACTGTCATGCTATTAGGGAGCATGAAGCAATGGTCAGTACGGGGGCAGATAAATGAAAAAATATAAAGGCCACCCAGCAAGAGTGATTGCGGCGGATCCACCTTGGCCATCCCCTCCTACCAGTCCACGATGGGGGATTAAGCAAGCGAGTCATCATCAGTATAAATTAATGAGTATAGAGGAAATAAAGAATTACTCACTGCCATTGATGAGTGAGGATTGTTTATTATTTCTATGGCGATTAGCGTCGATGCAGGAACAGGCACTGAGTGTGTGTAGAGCCTGGGGATTCCGTCCTTATGGGGAGTTAATTTGGAGAAAGAAGACCATCAGGAACAAGAATTGGTTTGGTATGGGGTTATTAATTAGAGGAAGCCATGAAACCTGCTTGATTGGAGTAAAGAAGATGCCAATGCCGCTAAACAAAAATATTAGAAGTGTATTCGATGCTCCTTATACGGGTAAACATAGTGGCAAACCAGATGAATTCTATCAAATAGTGGAACGGATAAGTATCGGTCCATATGTAGAATTATTCGCCAGGAGACAAAGGCCAGGATGGACGTGCCTTGGAGATGAAATGTGAGTAAAAAACCGCTATAGCAAATGTGGGAGTAAACAAATGACAAAATCTAAAGATCCTTATCATGAAGGCGAGGAGTTGGAAAAATTTAAAGGTGGGGGCATTGCCTCTAAGGAACCGTATCGCTTCGACTTGATCGACCCAGACGCTATGATGGCAGTGGCAAAGGTGATGTGGGAGACAGCACAGACTGGAAGACCGGCGAACAACTGGCGCAAACTCCCCGTGGGTGTGCACCTCAATCATCTTCTCATCCACCTATTTAAATTCATGCGGGGGGACAGAGATGAGGATCATCTGGCGAGAGTAATGTGCAGAAGTTTTATGAGTTGGTCTGTGAACAACAGAAAGGAGAAAGTGAAATGAAGCATATATTTGTTTGTGCCCCATTGTCGGGCAGCATCAAGGATAACGTGATGAGAGTAGAGATGGCAGTGCAAAAATTGATAGAGGAGTATAAACAGCGAGGAGAGGAATTGCCGTTGTTTCTCGTACCCCATTTCGCCCTTCACGGCATTTCATTCGACGAAAATTATGAGATAGACAGGGAGTACGGAATGGAGTGCTGCCTGGAGATGGTAAAAATGGCGGATGAAGTAGTGGTGCTGGGGGACCGGATGACGGGTGGCATGCAGCAGGAAGTAGAGGAAGCGTGGATGCGGGATAGGCCAATAACGAGACGGGTGGATTTATGAATGAGGAAAGAAAGTTTATTGTACGGGTGGATAAAGAATGCCACTGCATACGGCTTATCGTACTGGGTAGCAAATTGGAGCCGGAGGATGTAAGACAATTAATAAAGGAATTGACTAATGCGCTATTTGAGGAGAGAAAAATAAAGTGAAGGAAGACAACTGGATTGGTGGAGAAGGCAAAGCCACAAGCGGGCTGATGCTGTGCGGCGAAGGGCC